AAAGGTTGGTAAATCAACCTTCGCGGTAACCGCACCATATCCACGTCTCATGCTTGACGTTGAGGGTGGGCATCGATTCCTACCTATCACCGTTAAGTACTGGGACCCTATTCGAGAAGAACCTCCAGTTGCCGATGGCACCTGGGACACGGTAGTCGTTAACGTTCGCGACTACGATGTTGTTCTCAAAACATTCCAGTGGTTACAAACTGGAAAGCATCAGTTCAAGTCACTTATCATTGATTCCATCTCTGAACTTCAAGTGAAGTGCATGGATTCAATCGCAGGTACTGAACAAATGAAGATGCAACAATGGGGCGAGTTGCTTCGTCACATGGGTGCGCTATTGCGTGACCTACGTGACCTTACAATGCACCCTACACAGCCGTTAGAAGCTGTTGTATTAACTGCTATGGCACGACCTGGAGCAGACGGACGTTCACGTCCTTATCTACAGGGTCAGCTTGCAATTCAAGCACCATACTTCTATGACATCCTTGGCGCAATTACAGTAGAAACGTTTCCTAATCCGGACCCACTGCAATCACCGTTTAAGGCACGTCGTATGTACGTAGAGCGTACAGACGAATACGAAGCAGGCGAGCGAGTACAAGGTAGACTTGGAAAGATCGTTGAACAAGAAAACCTTGGTATCGAACGCATGCTTGACATGATTTTTGGTCCAAGTACACCAGCAGTAACACCACCAACAACTAAGTCAGGAGAATAAACCAGATGAGTTCACTCAATTGGGGCGATCTTGTAAAAGACGCCGGAGATGTAGGCAGTTTCGAACCACTACCAGACGGTGACTACGATCTTGTAGTTCAAGAAATCGTCGCAAAGGTTTCACAATCGGGCAAGACTATGTTCTCGCTTAAAGCACAGGTCCAGGGCGGCGCGCACAATAAGCGTCTTGTTTGGGATAACTTAGTTGTTACTCCAGAGTCACCTGCTGCTCTTGGTATGTTTTTCCGCAAGATGGCAGCTCTCGGTTTAGGCCGCGAGTTCTTTGCAACAAGTCCTTCTAACGCTGCAATCGAGCAAGCTGCTAAGGGACGCGCGTTTCGTGCACAGGTTGGCTCTCGCACATGGCAGGGTCAAAAGAAGAACGAAATTAAGATGTACTACGTGTCTACAGCCGCAGCGGGAGTTCCTACAACTGCTGCTGCTGCAGCGCCTGCACCAGCACCCGCACCTGCGCCAGCTCCGGCGCCTGCCGCTGCTCCAGTAGCAGAAGCACCAGCTCCGGCGCCTGCCGCTGCTCCACCTGCTGCTCCGTTCTAAATAGCAGTCTAAGTAAGTCTGGTTTATCATCTATTCCTGGTACAGTGAATAGGTGATACTCCAAATCTACTTAGAAAGGTAGTGGGCATGAAGGTTCTAATTACAGGATTTACCGCGCTCCAAATTAACACAGAGAAGCGTACGATCCAAAAGATTGACGTGCCTGCTTCTATCGCAAAAGCATTGCGTGAAGCTGGCCATGATGTTGATTGGCGCAAGGTCACACCAGGTGAGGATCTTTCATCTTATGATGTTGCATGGGTAAACCTTGCACCGTTGAACTCACTTAACGGGCGTCAAGGTGCAATGGGCGCACTTTATACTTTGTCATCTGGATTACCTTGTGTAGGATTCTTTGATGACTGGCAGTTTAACACCGTGTTCAACGGTGCTCGTGCTTTAATTCGTAAACCAGAGATGCTGTATAAGCATCTGCTTGTAGGAACTGAACATCGCGGTGAAGAAGGCGCGACTTACTTTAGTCGTGCAGATATCGAGGCAGCACTCGAGCGAGTCAAAGAAGCAAACCCTGCGGCTGCAAAAAAGTGCTACATCGAACGCTACTACATGATGGACTCAGACGAAAACGTACAGCCTTATGAAAAACGTTTAGTTGAGGCATCACGAGATCTTATCGCAGAACGTTGGCTTGCAGGTATGGTTCCAGTTTGTCCTATGTATTCCTTCGGTGACAGAGCTATCGTGCGCAAGCGTATGCCAGATGCAGTAGGACCTATCGAGGCGTTAGACCCGACGTCAACTGTTATTCCAACGCTACAACCTGTTACCGCGCTTCCTCCTACGGAGAAAAAGCGTGCATGGGTTCTTGGAGATCTTATGCAGCACGATACATGGCTTGAAAGAAAGAGTCCAGACTGGCAAGTTGAGATCGTAGGAAGTCGTAAGCTTATTAAGAAGCTTGGCGGACAGAGATTTGCTACAGAGCAAGACGTACTTGAATTTTACAATAGACACTGGGGGATTCTTTCTCCACCGTATCCACACGCTGGATCTGGCTGGTGGCGTAGTCGTTTCCTATACGCAGCGCACGTTGGCTCTATCCTTGTAACTGATAAGGGCGAAGGTGATCCACTTGGTGATGCGTATAAGCTAAAGATCTCTGACGTTGAAAAGATGTCGGATACAGAGCTGCACGCAACTGCAATGACTCAGCGCGCTGCTCTTGCGCCTTATATCCCAGAGTACACCGCGTTTGTTGAACACTGTGACCGTATCATTAAGCGTGCGGTTGCCGAGGATAAAGGCCGTGCATTGAAGGCAGACGGTACACTTGTATGAGTAAAATTCTTATCACAGGAATGAGTGCTTCTCATGCTTCAGAGAAGGCTAACTCGCGCTCGTTATCTTTTGCGGGAGTGATAAAGTTAGTTCTTGAGCAGCAAGGACATGAGGTTATACAGGAAAATCCTGAGGTCTCCTGGAACTTAAAAGATCTTGAACAATATGACTCCGTACTTGTTGGAATTAGTCCTATAACAAGTCTAAGTGCAAACCACGTCTACGGCGCATTGAGTGTTATTGACGTTTTATTAGACTCTCCAAAGCTTCATCTATTTATTGATGCACCGGAACCTGCAAAGATTACCGCGAGCCTACGCGCTATGAGTAAGACGCCTGACAACCTTACCAAGCCTTTCTACTCGTATCGCAAGGGATTTAGCTCTGCAGCGCAGCCAAACATGCTTCAAAACCTTATAGACGATATAGACGATCTTCTAAATAAGAAATGGCCAACTACCTTGTACCCCGCACTGCCGTGGACTGACGACATGAAACACGTTGCAGACTGTTTACCAGAAGGTGCAGGCAACTCGCTTGTAGGAATCAACTTAGACTCATATTTAATTTCTACTCAGGACATGATTGAGATCGAGCGGCGTGACAAGTGGGTTGTAGAAAACTACTCAACTAAATGGGTTAAGTCTACTACGTCAACTCTTACACATCCGACAGTCCCTATGAAATGGAATAAGGCATGGACAGACGAGCAGGTATCTACGCAGATATCCTCTGGTCTAGGAGCTCTTATTCCTCCTTATTCTTCTAGTACGTGGTGGAGCTACAGATATATACAATGCATGAATAATCTAACTCCTATTGCAACAGACTGGAAGGAGAGTCAGCTTATTGGTTCTTCATGGGCGCATCTTGCATCTAGTATTGAAAGTATGTCGCAGGAAGAGCGTGTTCAACTTGCTAAGGATCAACGTGATTCGTACATTATAAATATACCTACACGTAGAGACGCAGCAATCAACTTATCACAAGCACTAGACCTATTCACGAGAAAAGAGCAAACTAATGTCCATCTTGTTCAATAGCTGGTTAAAGCGTACACGTGATCTTCAAAAGGATGTGTACTTTATTAACTATGAAGAAATGGAAGGCGATAAGCCTCAGAACATCCGTAAGTTTGTAGAGTACCTACGCTGGAATATGCTAGCCGTAGACGATGAACTTGCAGAGATGCGCCAAGCAATCTCATGGAAGCCTTGGCAACACGACGCTCCTTATGCGGACAGAGAAGAAGTAATTAAGGAAGCTGTTGACGTTTTGCACTTTGTCGCAAACATTATCGTTGCGGCAGGTGGAACAGACGAGATGCTCGATAAGTTCTATCTTGAAAAGATGGAACGTAATAAGCAACGTCAGCTAGATGGCTACAAGGTTAAGGATATTGGAGTAAAGTGTGCTCTATGCCAGCGCGCAATTGACGACGTAGGTCGTGGCGCAAGCCCAGAAATGTGCTCGAAATGTTTACCAAAGGAGGATGGACACGATGCCTGAGATCAACGAGAAATGGATTAAAGAA